ACCCAGCATTGTTCCCCACATCGGGGTTGCTTATCACGGCTAATGGCAATTCAAACAGTAAATGGAGGCTGTGTTCACATCGAAATTGATGCTGAAGACGGCCTCACCCACGCCACCTTTGCCTTCAAGACACCACAAAACCCCGAAATAATCGGCGGATTTGTGACAATGTTGGCCCAAGGCATCGAAGTGCTGGTGCCAATCACCGATCCCGACGACGAGGAGGACGACGATGATTGAGTATCGCGGCGAAAAATTCGACGGCTACAACAAACCCAAGCGCACCCCAAAACACCCCAATAAATCACACGTAGTCCTCGCAAAAGAGGGCGACAAAGTAAAACTAATCCGTTTCGGCCAACAGGGTGTCTCTGGCTCCCCGAAATCTGCTGGAGAGAGCGAAGCAGAGCGCAAACGGCGTGAAGCGTTTAAGGCTAGGCACGCAGCTAACATTAAAAAAGGAAAGATGTCGGCTGCCTACTGGGCTGACCGCACCAAATGGTGAGTAAATGACTTACGCAGTCCCCGGCCGCTATCCCACCCACCTTGTCAGCACGACCTACCAAGGCGATGCGGACAGCCCTTTTACACGCACAGCCAGCGTGCTGAGCATGATGAAGGCCTGGGAAGTGATGAAAGCAGTCACCCGCGGCACGGAATATCTGCGTGAAAATAGCGAAGCCTTCCTCCCACTGGAACCCCGTGAGGACTACACGGCCTATTTGAGCCGCGTAAACCGTGCAGTCTTCTCGCCTTATACGCAGCGTCTGATTCGCGCTGCTGCGGGCTTGATCATGCGCAAGCCGATTGCGCTTGAGGGCGACCCGTACTGGCGCGAAGTATTTGCCCGTGATGTTGACGGCTGCGGCTCCGACCTGGATGAGTTTGCCCGCCGGCTGGTGATTTGCAGCCTGACCTACGGCCACGCCAACGTCTTGGTGGACTTTCCCGCCCCGACTGAGCTGCGCAGCCTGGCGGAAGAGCGTGCAATGGGCCGCCGCCCGTACTGGGTAGAGATCGACCCAGCGGATGTGTACGGCTGGCGCTTAGACCGCGACGCGGCCTACGGCACATTGACGCAGGTACGTATCCACGAGCAGGCGATTGTCCCCCAAGGCCGCTTCGGCGAACAGACCTTCGACCAAATCCGTGTCATCGAACCGGGCCGCTACGAGATCTACCGCCAACGCCAAGAACGCAAACCCCTGGGACCGGGCTTCGCAGAACCAATCAATAGCGCCGGCGACTACGAGCTGGTGGATTCAGGCAGCTACAGCTTGGGCGAAATCCCGTTGGTGACGACCTATAGCAACAAGGTGGACACGCTTGTCAGCCGCCCACCGCTGCTGGACATTGCTTATCTGAATCTGGCCCATTTCCAGCGTCAGGCCGACCTGATGCACAGCCTCCACATCGCCTCCCAGCCGATGCTGGTCCTAGAGGGCTGGGACGACCAGACCAAGGACATGGCGGTGAGCGTGAACTACGCAATGGCCACTGCCCCAGGCAACAAGGTCTATTACGTGGAGCCTGCGGCGAGCGCATTTGAAGCCCAGAGCAACGAAATCCGCGAACTGCAGCAGCAAATGGCAACGCTGGGCATTAGCACGCTGAGCCAACAGAAGTTTGTGGCTGAGTCTGCCGACGCCCGCCGCCTGGACCGCGTAGACACCAACTCGATGCTGGCCGCCGTCAGCCTCGACCTGGAGCAAACCCTACAGAAGGCATTTGACTACGCCGCCGCCTACCTCGGCCTAGAACCACCTGAGGTGAGCATCAGCCGCGACTTCGACATTGATCGTCTGATCGGCCAAGACGTAACAGCTATCACGGCTCTCTTCGACAAGGGCGTAATCACCTTGGAGGAAGTCCGCGCCATCCTGACCCAAGGCGAAATCCTCCCCTCAATGGAACTCGGCGCCCTCCCCGAAGAAGAACCAGGCGAAATGCAATCCCAGGATGACGAAAGCGAGGACCAGGAATCGCCCGGCGAAGACGACTCCGATCTGACCCCAGATCGCATGGAACAACTGATGCAAGCCCTCCTGGGTCAGTGATCCGATGCCTAACGCAGCTGACTACCTCACGCTGGCGCAGGTAGCGACACTGCTGCGTCTCGCCAAGCGCCTTGAGGCGATTGAATCGCAGGGACCACCTGCTCCAGGAGAACGCGGACCCGCTGGTGCGGACGGTCTGCAGGGACCTGCAGGACTACAGGGCGAGCCAGGACCACGCGGCGCCGCTGGAGCGCAAGGCCCGCAGGGACCACAGGGCGAGACCGGCCCCCGTGGCGAGCGGGGCGAGAAAGGAGATCGCGGCGAAATCGGTCCCAAAGGCGCACGCGGCGAAATCGGCCCTGCTGGACCAACCGGCCCACGCGGCGAAAAAGGTCTTGCTGGAGCCCCAGGCCCTGAGGGAAAACCTGGCCTCAACGGCCTGAATGGACCAACTGGACTAAGCGCCTACGAGGTAGCAGTCGCCAATGGTTTTGAGGGCGACGAATCCGAGTGGCTGGAGAGTTTGGTCGGCCCTGCCGGTAAGAAAGGTAAGGACGGCGAAGACGGCATGAACGGCCGCCCCGGCATCGGCATTGCCAGCGGCGGCCTAACCGGCCAAGTCCTCGTCAAAACCACGGACACCAGCTACGACACCGGCTGGACCAGCGTGCTGACCTCCAACACAAACGGAATCACTGGAGCATCAGCAATCACGAATGTCGTAAAGATCAGCCAAGTTGATTACGACGCCCTACCCACCAAGAGTGAAACCACCCTGTACGTGATCGTCTAATGGCTTTCCGCATTGGCACTACTGAAGTACAGGGCTTCTACCTAGGCACAACAGCTATCACGGAGATATTCCTTGATACAACAGAACTCTTACCTACTGCAGCAGACGACGCCCTTCTACTTGAAAACTCCTCTTACTTACTAACAGAAGAAGCCTTCTACCTACTCCTGGAGCGCTTACCTGTATTGCTTACGGAGACTTCAGAAGAATTGATTACAGAGACAGGCGAGAACATCGCTGTGGAGGCTGCGTAAGAACCTCTTACTCCTATACTACAAGAGTCAACAAACCCTCTGTCATGGCCGAATCGCTAGACAAGGTTCTGCAACCGGACGGCACCTACAAGTGGCAACTTGTAGATCTGACGGACGCTTACGTGGGACGCGGCGACGCTCCCGAGGAAAAGCCAGCAGAACCTGTGCGCAAGCGTCGCACCAAGTCTGAAACCACTGAAACCCCTAGCTACGAATTTTGAGTATGGAAGAGCAAGTCATCCAGGAGACACCCGTGGTGACTCCTGACCAGCCCGTGGCTGGAGGCGACACCGCTCCCCAACCTGACAATTCGGGTGCATTACGCGCCGAATACGAAAGTCAGCTTGCTGCGTTGAAACAACAGGCCCTTGAAGCCGAGGAAAAATTCCAAGGCATCAAGACCAAACTTGACGAGGTTTACAAAAAGCAGGACGACCAGCGCCGCAAAACGCTGGAAGACCAAGGCCAGTGGAAGGACCTCTGGGAAGAGGCCAACCGGACAGGCCAAGAAAAGGATCAAACGATTGCCGACCTCCAGCGCCAACTGGAGGATCTACGCCAGTCCAACGAAAACGCCGCCGTCCGCACCAAAGCGATGGCAGCAATCAGCCAGGCTGGAGCAATCAACGCGGAACAAATGCTGCAGCTATTGCAGACAAATATCCGCAAGAACGACACTGGCAGCGTCGTTATTCTCAACGGCGGCGTGGAGCAAGATTTAACCGCATATCTTGCCAACCTTAAGAATCCTGGCTCCGGCTTCGAGCATCACTTCAAGCCGAGTTCCGCCGCCGGAATGGGCACCAAGCCCAATCCTGCATCTGCTGTTGCCCCAGGAATGACTAACCCTTGGAAAGAGGGCTCCGTCAACCTCACACAACAGATGCTAATTTCTAGTCAGGATCCTGACCTCGCAGCTGTGCTGAAGAGGGAAGCAGGAGTCTAAATAGGCGCCTGTGGTGCAACAAATCACCAAGTCTGTGACTTGGACCCCGCAAACCAACCCCCCTGGAGCTTGAAATGGCCGCACCATTTCAGAATTATTCCGGCGGTGTCCTTCTCGCGGACATCGTTAAGCGTAATAATCTCAGCACTTATGTGTCTGAGGCGATCAAGGAGCGCAGCCTCTTCCTGAAGAGCGGCGCTGTTGTTCGCAACTCTCTGCTGGATGCCCGCGAAGGCGGCACCCGCATCCAAGTTCCCGAGTTCAACCCCGTGGCTCCCACCGAGGAGATCATGGACGGGACCGCCACCTGGGGAACCAGCACCGCTGGCTATCTCACCCCCCAGAAAATCGGCACTGGCACCCAGATTGCATCCATCTGCCATCGCGGTTTCGCGTATGCAGTGGACGACGTTGCGATGCTGGCCGCTGGGGAAGACCCCATGCTGCACATCCGCAACCAGCTTGCTGATGCGATCAACAAACTGAACAGCGCTCGTCTGTTCAGCCAACTGGCTGGTCTGTTCGGCACCGCTCTGAGCGGCCACTCCCTGGACGTTGCTGTTGGCGCCACCTCGGGTCAAGCCGAAGCCAACTTCCTGACCGCTGCGACCGTGGCCCGTGGCCGCGCCCTCCTCGGTGAGCGTGGCGACGAACTCGACACCCTCGTGGTCCACCCGTCGGTCGGCTTCTACCTGTACCAGGTAGGCCTCCTGACCTTCAGCACCAGCGCACTGGCCGCCTCTGGCGCCGTGACCTGGGGCGGTGGCGGCGTGGGCGTTGGCGCACGCAGCATCGGCGAATTCGCTGGTATGCGCGTGATCATGGACCCCGCAGTGAACACTGTGCGTCCTGGTACCGCCACCCACGTGAGCGAGTTCCGCTGCTTCCTCACCAAGTCGGGCACCATCCTGGAAGGTGTGCAGCAAGACCTGCGCATCGAGGCCGACCGCAACGTGCTGTCGAAGCAGGATGTCCTCTCGGTGGATTACCACAGCGCCTATCACGTGATGGGTACCAAGTGGGGTTCCGCCTCGGACAACCCGACCAACGCTGCCCTTGCCACCGCCGGCAACTGGACCGCTACCTACGATATCGACCTGATCCCCATGGTCGAGATCATCGTGAACACCCCGCTGGACACCTCCGCTATCCCTTCCTGATAAGCGCGAGCTACCAGCCAGCCCCACCTCCGGGTGGGGCTTTTTTATTGCCGCTACACTGAAACAAAGTTAGTGAAGTACCTGTGGCTGCTGTCATCGACGCCACTTTGAGTGGAGCTTCGGCGAACAGCTACGTGACGCTGGCCGAAGCTGACGCATACTTTGAAACCGTCCCAAATTCCGCCACCTGGGACGACAAGACGAACGACCAAAAGAATCGCGCCATCATTTCTGCGACCCGCTGGATCGACAGTCTTAATTTTTACGGCGATCGCTGCGATAACGACCAAGCGCTGAAATGGCCACGCAACAATTACCACGTCGATCAAGTCGAACTTGTTTGCAGTGCTATTCCGGCTGACATTAAGTACGCCGCGTATGAGCTGGCCCGCGCCCTAGCCAACGACACCGACGCCGTAACCGGCAACACTGGCACCACCGGCCTCTACGACGAGGTTGCCCTCGGCGACCTCAAAGTCAAGTACAACAAGACCTCCCAAGCAACTGGCACGGTCAACAACAT